TAATGGCACGAATTTCTAACAGGGACATTATCGCCAAGTACCGCAGCCGCATCGAGCAGTCTCGTCAGTGGCGTCGTGAGGAAAACTACGACGACCTGTGGGAACGAATGATAAACCTGTATCGAGGAAAGCATTATCGTACGACCGCAGACGAGGACCGTCTGCTGGTTAACATTGCGTTTGCTACTATCAACGTGATAGGTCCTAGTGTTTCGGTGAATCATCCGAAGATTACGGTAAACGCTAAGCGTTACGAGGATGCTGACCGTGCGGTGGTGACTGAGGCGATTGTTAACTATTGGTGGCGGCATTATGACTGTCAGCGTGATTTCCGCCGAGCAGTAAAAGACATGCTGGTTGTGGGCCACGGCTGGCTGAAGACCGGGTACCGATTTGTTGAGCGTTCAGAAGGCGAGTACGAGTTCACCGACGAACTCGCATCCACAGCGCCAGAGTCTGTGTCTGAGAGCGAAATCAAGATTACAGAGGACCGCCCATTCGTTGAGCGCATCTCACCGTTCGATGTGTTTGTTGACCCAGATGCGACCAGCATGCAGGACATTCGTTGGATTGCTCAACGCATCCGACGACCATTGTCGGAAGTGAAGAAGGATAAGCGGTATAACTCGGCTGCCCGTCAAGAGGCTTCGCCTTCGCACTACTCAAAGTGGAAGATTGATGACCGTCGCAAGACTCGCACAACCTACGAGGAGCAGGACGGGTATGTGGAGATTTGGGAGTTTTACGACATTGACAAAAACAAGATGTCGGTGTTCTGTGACGGGGGCGACAAGTTCCTTGTCAGCCCCATCGAAATCCCGTTCTCATTCGGGCATCCATTTGTGATGCTTAGGAACTACGATGTGCCCGATTACTTTTACCCGATGGGTGAACTGGAAGCCATCGAGCCTTTGCAGTTGGAGTTGAACGAGACTCGCACACAGATGATGAACCATCGAAAGAGGTTCTCCCGCAAGTGGTTGTACAAGGAGTCGGCGTTTGACTCGGATGGTCGTAGCGCCTTGGAGTCCGATGAAGACAATGTGATGGTTCCTGTGGTTTCTGAGGACGGTCTAAATAATGTTGTTGCACCGATGCCTGCCGTCATTAGCCCACCCGAGTTCTACAACCAGTCGAACCTGATTTCGTCTGACATTGACCGTGTATCGGGCGTATCAGAGTACATGCGTGGTGCTCTGCCTGAGATTCGTCGCACAGCGACCGAGGCGGCCATTGCACAAGATGCTGCTAATGCCCGTGCCTCAGACAAGTTGGCCGCCATTGAGCGTACGATTGCTGATTGTGCCCGCCGTCTTGTGATGCTGGCACAGCAGTACATGACTGGTGAACAGGCGATTCGGATTGTCGGGGAAGGTTCGATGCCTGCTTGGTTGAACTTTGACCGTGACTATGTGAAGGGCGAGTTTGACTTTGATGTTGAGGGCGGTTCTACCGCCCCCGTGAATGAGTCGTTCCGCCGTCAGATGGCTTTGCAGGTGGTGGATGCGATGGCTCCGTTTGCTGGTCAAGGGATTATCGACATGCCAAAGTTGGCGAATTATGTTCTCCAGTACGGTTTCGGTATTAAGAACGCTGGCTCGTTTGTTCAGCCTGCTCCTCCACCGATGCCAGAAGGCATGCCTGAAGGCATGCCCGAGGGTATGCCGCCCGAGGCTGCTCCGATGCCGCCAAACCCAATGCCTGCGGTTCCTGCTGGCATGGAGGGCATGCCCACTGGTGGGCTGCCGATGCCCACGGACATTCCGCCAGAGATTCTGGCACAGTTGTTGGCTGCGGGTAATCCGCTGCCAAATACAGCGTTACCGCCTCAGGGCATGTAACGGAATTACCCACTAAGTAGAGCAACCCTTGGAGGACTCTGATAATGAGTGAAATTATAAGCGACGAGGTTCTGGTCGAAGAGACCCCAGTGGAAGAACTGGGACAATCTCAAGAGGTTCAGGACGCAGTTGATGCCTTGACCGAGGAGCAGATTGAACTGCTTCCCGTTGACGAGTTCGGAGACAAGTATGTTTCCGTGACTGTTGATGGGGAAGATGTTCGGGTTCCTTTGAAAGAGGCGCTCTCTGGATACCAGCGTCAAGCGGACTATACCCGCAAGACACAGGAACTCAGTGAGCAACGGCGACAGGTTCAATTCGGTGCAGCCCTGCAGGAAGCCCTGCAGAAGAATCCGAAGGAAACCTTGGACCTGCTTTCACAGCACTATGGTCTGAATCAGCAAGCCCCTTCTGAGGAAGAGGAACTGTACATGGACCCGGTGGAGAAGCAGTACCGACAGTTGGAGCAGCGAGTTCAAGCCTTCGAACAACAGAAGGCGATGGACGAGTTGGAACGGACTGTGCAGTCGCTGGAGCAGAAGTACGGCTCAGACTTTGATGCCAATGAAGTGGTCGCCAAGGCTTTGGCGATTGGTTCAACGGACTTGGAGGCTGTTTACAAGCAGATTGCTTTTGACAAGGTTTACGAGGATGCTAAGGCCATCCGCCAGATTCGTGAGAAGAAGGCGGTTGAAACCCAGCAGATTGGTGAAGCGAAGCGACAGGCGTCTGTGGTGAGCGGCGGTTCAAGTGCATCGAGTGCCGATGTTTCTGCGAGACCCATCACATCGTTGCGAGACGCTTGGGAAGCCGCAAAACGGCAAATCGACGTCTAGCACTTACCTCTAAGGAGAAACTATCATGGCTGGAAACGCCAACTTTGATGCGTTGCTGTCAACGACGCTTGCGAACTATCGCAACCAGTTGACCGACAACGTGTTCACCGCACGACCCCTCACTTACTTCCTCATGGACCGTGGACGCATTCGCATGCTCAACGGTGGCACGAAGATTGTTGAGCCGCTCATCTACGGTCAGAACTCAACCGTGGGTTCGTACAGTGGTTACGACACGATTTCGTTGACCGCTCAGGAAGGCATCACGGCAGCCGAGTACGATTGGAAGCAGTACGCTGCATCCATCGCCATCTCGGGTATTGAAGAGGCGAAGAACAACGGCGAGCAGGAAATCATCAACCTGCTTGAGGCGAAGATTATGCAGGCTGAAGAGTCGATGCGTGAGTCGTTCAACCAGATGTTCTTTAGCAACGGCACCGGCAACTCGGGCAAGGATTGGAACGGTCTTGGCAACCTCGTGTCCTCGGTGGGCACTGTGGGTGGCATTAACCGTGCCACGGCTGGCAACGAGTTCTGGCGTTCGTATGTAAATGCGAACTCGGGTACGCTGAGCCTCACGAACATGGCGACTGCCTACAACACCGTGTCGGTTGGTAATGACCACCCCGACATGATTCTGACCACGCAAACCCTGTACCAGAAGTACGAGGCTTTGCTGCAGCCACAACTGCGCTACACGGACACCAAGACGGCTGATGCTGGATTCCAGAACCTGCTGTTCAAGGCTGCCCCTGTTGTGTACGATGTGCACTGCCCCGCTGGTTACATGTACGTGTTGAACAGCAAGTACCTGTCGCTGGTCGGTCACAGTGGCAAGTGGTTCGCTCAGACGGAGTTTGTCCGCCCAGAGAACCTCGATGCCCGTTACGCCCTCATCATGTGCTACGGCAACCTCACCTGCCGTAACGCTGCGAAGCAGGGTGTTATCACGGACGCAACCGCCTAAGGTTGCATGGTTCGGGTCGGGGGCTGAAACCCCCGACCCTTATCCAATTTGATTTATAGTTAGGAGAACACTGTGGCAAGCAAGAAGAAGAGCACCGGCAAAAAGACAACCAATAGCGGACAGGGATACCTTGACACGTACAATAAGCAAGTTGGTAAAGCAGTATCCAAGGTTTATAATGATGCAGTTTATGCGAATCCCAAAAGGTATGGCGGGATGAAGGGTGCTGCAAATTTTGCCAAGGACCTGAAGGACAACGTCGGCCCATTCTGGGAAAGTTACAGACTGAAGGAACAGGTGTCACGAAAGACAAGGCAGATTGGTTCGGACAAGGCTTACATGCGTTCGGAAAGTCGTGAGCGTGCCCAGACTGCTCGTAGGATTAGGGCTTCCCGAGCAAAAAAGGGTAGCAAATAATGCCAAAGGTAGGAAAAAATGTGGCAAAGCGTCGTGCAGAACGCAAAGAGTTTGTTGCTAAAGCAAAAGAGCGTGGCGTTAGTGCCAAGACCGCACGAAAGCGTTACTACGTGCAGACACGAGCCAAGGAGTTAGAAGCACAGGGAAAGCCAGTTGACCGTGCTGCTCTCAGGAAGAAGTTTGAGTCTGGGAATGTTTCTCGCAAGGGTTTTGGTGCGCCAAGGAAGAAGGCCGCTGGAACGACTGGTGCCAAGACGAGGCCGAATGTTGGTGATGCCAAGGATTACAGGGCTCCAATGCGAAAGATGAATCTGACTCAGGGAACGGGAGATGCGAAGGATTACAAGCCACCAGCACGCAAGATGAATCTAACTAAAGGCACGGGTGATGCCAAGGACCGCATGCGTCGCAAGAATGCTCGTCCGCCTCGTGGGGCTGGGTACTGAAATGCCGCAGAAGTATCGCATTCTCGCAAGCCACGCTGACTCCAGCCCGAAGGCTGGCACAAAGACTTCGTCTTACCCCAAGTCGAAAGGCAAGGGGAAGATGGCGAAGCCCAAGAAGGCTGGCAAATACTAGGTTCTAGGTAACAAAGGGCACTAAAGGGTGATGATGAAAAACTCTGTCCCCGCCCACGCCCTATACGGAAAACCTGTTACGGGCTATAGATTGGCCGCTATTGACGGTGCTCGTCTAGCGGCTGCCTCGGCTCCGTATGAGGGCCGTAACCGTTGTATTGCGAACGATGATACCTGTGAGGGTCCCCGTGCCAAAGGCACGGATTTCTGCATTGGTCATCTTCGCTCAATGAAGGAAGCCTAAATGTTGACTATTGTTGAGTTGCGGGCACAGGTCAGGGGCATGGCTGACCTTGATGAGGTTGACTTGCCTGATTCGGTGATTGACCAGTACGCCCGTGAAGGGTTCCAGCGCATTTATGCGTTGGAGCGCAAGTGGCCGTATTTGGAGGAAACTTATACTTTTAACACGGTTGCTAATCAGCGTGAGTATGACATTGCCACGATTGGTGACATTCGTGAAATCATTTCGATTGTGGACACTAGCGCTTCTGGTGAGCGGTTCACTTTGATTTCTAACGCTGAAGCGGAGGAGATTTGGTTGGGCAACACGGATACTCCGAGTCGCCCGTATTTCTTTTCGTTTTGGGATAAGAAGATTTATCTGTGGCCAAAACCAGACAGCGTGTATCCGATTACTGTGCGTGCGTACCGTAATCCTACTTACACTTGGTTGACAAATACTGCGTTGACTATTGACATGGACGAGTGGTTCCATCAGATTTTGCCTTACTTTATTCTTGGTCGTGCATACCAGCGTCAAGAGGACGCTGAGTTGTCGGCAATGCACATGCGTTCGTTTGAGGAAGGTGTTGCGTTTGCTCGAAGGGATTTGATGCGTGGTTCGTCGGCTCAGCCCGTGGTGATGTCTGGTGGACGCAGGTATCCGACGATGAGGCGTTGGTTGCAGACTCTTGGTGGGACGCTTGGGCAATGAGTAGGATTTACACTGAACGGTTTGATGACTTTACTGGCGGTTTGAATCTTCGTGCTGACCAGTTTCAGTTGGCACGAAATGAGTCACCTGACATGTTGAATGTTGAGGTTGACCCTCGTGGTGGTTTGTTTACTCGGGGTGCAATGAGGGAAATCAACTCTACGGCTATTGGTGTGACTTGGACGCCGAACAGATTGTATCCGTTGAATGGTGAGAACGCTAGATTGATGCTGAGTACTGCTACTCGTGTGCTGCATTCTTCTGGTAGTAATTTTTCTGTGCTTGAGTATTCTGCTGGTAATCCCGTTGCGCCTTCTTCGGCGCACGGGTCTTGCATGGCTCAGTGGGGTCCACGCATGTACATGACTACGGGAACATCAGGAAATGGTGGGTATCGTTGGTTGCCTACCGATACGTATGCCGAGGCTTTGACTGCTAGTGGAACGAATCCGAATGCTTGGCAGGCAACCCCTGATGTTTCTGCGCACAAGATGCCAACCGCAGAACACATTTGTGTTCATGCGAACAAGATGTTTGCTGCTCACCTTACAGAAAATGGTGTTCATTATCCGAATAGGGTTCGCTGGTCGCTTGAGGCAATACCAGACAACTGGGCTGAGGATGATTACATTGATTTTGAGGGTGGCAGTGATGGCATAACGGCGATTGCTTCTGTTGCTGGTCAGTTGGTTGTGTTTAAGACAAACAGAATGTTTGTTGTTTACGGTTATGATTCGAATGATTTTCAGGTTGTTGAGGTTTCTACGCAACTTGGTGCAATTTCACACGAGCACATTGCGTCTGGTCCGACTGGTGTGTATTTCTTTTCTCACCCACAGGGTTTGTATTACTACAACGGTTCTCAGGTTCTTGATTTGTTTGAGCGGTTGAAGTCGATGTATCCACTCGGATACATCAATTCTGCTGAGGATGAAGAAATTTTTCTTTCGTATGTGAATAAGCGTGTGTGGCTGTCGATGCCGTTTTCTCGTGTGACTTCTGTTGATTATCCTTCTGTTTGTTTTGTGTATGACCCGACAATTGGTGAGGGTGGTGCTTGGGTGGCGCATTCCATCGCAGATGGAAAAGCGCCGATTGGTGGATGTGACTGGATTGATTCAACTGGCGTGACACGGCACCTGATGTGCCATCCGTCAATTCCTCGGGTACTTGAAGTTGACATGTATGAATACGAGAAGGATTTGTTGGCTGGTGTGGAGACTGGGTTTGCGAGTTACTACAGGACTGGTTGGGTTGACGGTCGCAACTATTCCAGTAAGAAGATGTTCCGCCGTCCTGACATGGTTGTAAAGCAGGTTGATACCACAAGGAATCTGAATGTGAAAGTGTTTCACAACTATGAGGAGGCTGTTGGGAACGAGAGAAAGAATTTTAACATCGAGTTGCCTGCTTCGTCTGGCGGAATGTTGTGGGGTTCTGGAACTTGGGGTTCTGACATTTGGGGTTACGACTCTGAGGGTGCACAGGTTTTGAAAGGAAACAATCTTGGTTTTGCGAGGTCTGTCCAGTTGTTGTTGACTGGCCCTAATGGTTTGTCTTGGGGCATTGACAGTATCTCGTACAAGTACAACGTGAGAAAGGTTACTGGCTGATGGCTACCTTGAACATTCCGAACACTTTTGTTGATGCGACTACGGCTGAGGCTAGTGAGGTAAATGCTAACTTCATTGCTGTAAAACAGTTTGCCGAGGGTTTGTCAGATGGCAGCAACATTGATGCGAGTGCTATCACGAGCACAAAGTTGGCTACTTCTGCTGTGGTGGAGGGAAAGATTGCTTCTGGTGCTGTGACGACTGCAAAGATTGCCGATGGTGCTGTTACTGATGCAAAATTGGCTCCCGGTGCTGGTGGTGGTCCATCGATGAATAACATTTTGGCCAATCAGGTGTTTGGGTGATGCAAGAAATCCGCATCCCCGCCCTGACCACTTTGACGACAGCAGATGCTACTGCTGTGCGTGCAATTGTGGCTGCGTTGGTTATGGAGATTGAGTCGTTGAAGCGGGATGTCGAGTCCCTGAAGAGGACTCGTGAAGATGTTTATGTGAATCGGATGATGACGATGAGAAGAAGGGGTGCGTAATGTCGGTGTTTGACCCGAGCGTTTACGAGGCACGTCGCCGGGGTTTGCAACAGAACTATGCTGCCGAGGGTGCGATGAACGCATACCAGCAGTTCATTTCGCAGCAGCGTGGTCGGCGTGGTGTCGCTGACCTTGTGCGTGAATACGAGAAGGCTGCGCCTCAGGTGGTGTCTTCGTATGGTCGTCGTGGTTTGTCTGGCCCTAATGTTCGTTCTGGTGTGCTGAATCGTGCGTTGCGTGAATTCGCTCAACAGCGAATTCGTCAGCAGTCGGACATGGAGCGTCAGTTGGCTGAGTCTGCTATGGGGTATGACTTGTCGGAGCGTCGCCGTCAGGAGATGTTTCAGTCTGCGTTGCAGGATTTGGAGTCGGAAAAGGCTAAGGAAATAGCGGAGAGTGCCAGAAGTATTCTGGCTTATAGGGCGGGAGCGTAGCGATGGTTGAGACTAATAGAGGGTTCAAGGTTTATCCGGGTACTACACCGAAACTTGTTTATGATGTAAAGCCGAATGCTCCTTGGAACATTGGTGGAACGATAGGTGGTGAGGCGTTTGCCCAGACGCCTCAGGAACGGTTTGTTGAGCAATACCAAAGTGGGATGGGTGGAAAATCAATTTATTTCGGTGGCATGACTCCGTCTCAGCGCAGAGAACTTGGTTATGGTGATGCGTACGAAGTTGATGCGCAAAAACTCTATGACGAGTTTGTTGCTGCTGGCGGTTTTAATGTTCCTAAGATTCCGGGTCTCGGTGGCTCTGGTATGTCTTCGGCGGATGCGTTGGCTTTGCAGAAGTATCGTGATGAGCGTGCCGACCGTGCCGCCCAGCAGCGTGCACTGCAACAGTACCTTGCCAGTGGTCGTCTCGGTGGCATGAGTGCCGCCGAGGAAGCAGATGCGCAAGCACAGTATCAGCAGGCTTTGGCAAACATTGCCGCTGGTTATGGTGCGGCTGAGCAGTTGACTGGCGAAGGATACGGCGGCTTGGAGCAGTATCTGCGTGAGAATCAGGTGAACCCGTATGCGGGTATGACTGTGAATGCTGGGTTGGTGACGAATCCGATGGAGCAGTTCTTGCAGGCGTATGGTGCATCCAGCCCTGATGTGCAGGCGGCTGTTGAGGCTGAGCAGTTGGCTCGCACCAGTGGTGCTGGTGCGTTCCAGAATTTGATTGATGTGTTGTCTGGTGCTGCTGGGCAAGCACAAACGTCCCGTGAGTCTGAGGCGAGAATGGCTCGGACGGTGGCTGAGCAGTTGTTGGGTCAGCAGAGGGCTGGGTTTGAGTCTCAGGCTGCTTCGGCTCGTCAGGCTGCGTTGGCTCAGATTGCTCAGCGTCAGGCTGACCGTGAGTACGCTATTGAGAAGGCGTTGTTGGAGTTGGGTGTCATGCCAAGTGGTACTGAGGATGGTGGTGGAGAAGAGTCCTCTGGTGCTTCCGAAACTACTAGGGGTAGGCAGGAGATTGCGGCTTCTGCGCCGAACCTTAAGGCTGCTGCCCGTGAGTTTGCGCCCAAGTACATGGAGAAGAACCCAAATGCTACGCCTGCTCAGATTCGTAAGGCGTTTCCGAAGTTGGCGGCTGATTTTGATGCCGCTAAGAAGAAGTAACGGAAGGGTTATTTAGTATGTCAACTCCTTTTGAGCAGTTGCTGGCCTTGTTGGCAAGCCGTGGGGGCACGGACTTGTCCAGCGCCCTTGCGGACCCGTATTTGTCGTACATTGCTGGGTCTTATCAGCCTGAGCCGATGAAGTCTGAGGGTGACATTTATGCGGAGTTCGCCCCAACCTTAATGTCTATTGCCAACACTGAGCCTCCGGGTTCGTGGCGGCAGGTTGCCGCCTCCTCGATTGCATCAGGTGTACCTGCTTACAGGGTGAAAGAAGATGTGCTTCGTATTGCGTCGGAGAATCCAGACGCTTTGGGTTTAACTACTTCGGATGAGGCCACCAAGTTTGTTGATGAGTTGGCCTCAGAGAATCAGCGTGCACAGAACGAGTTGACGAAGCAGGCTGAGCGTCAGGACCCGTTCCAGAAGGCTGGATACCCGGGTGCGACTCAAGTGTATTCACCATCTGATGTGGTGAACATGAACCCTGATTTGTTTTCTTCGATTATTGGCAGGAAAACTCCTAGCGAGTTGCAGACTAGGTTGGATGCTATTCGTGAGTATGGGAATAGAACTATTACTAGGGAGCAGAAGCCAATGGCCGAAGTGCAGCAAGGATTGGAACGTCCTCAGGGCGAACTTTCTGCATTTCTTTACGGTGGAAGTCCAGATTCAAAGATACGTGGCACCGCAGCAAATGTTTATTATGACCCATCGCAAGACAGGGCAACGACATTGACTGACGCCTTCAAGAAGGCTGGTTATCGTGGTGGCAAAACGTATCTTGGTGGTTTGATTGTTGAGAAACCAATTAGTTATCTTCAGGGTTTGGCTTCTGGTTTGGCTGACATTCCTTGGACAATTGGTGAAGACATTGTTGACGATTTTGGCACTGGACAGTATGGCGCTACTCGTGAGAAACGCATCCTTGAGCGTGAAGCGCAGAAGCGAACAAAGACCGACGCCGAGGGTAAGCCTAAAAGGGTTTTGTCCAAGTCTGCAACCGAGGCTTTGCGAAGGAATGCTTCCGAGGCTGCAAAGTTGGTTTCACGGATGAAAGGTGGTGAGGAATACAATCAGCGTGTTGCTGCTGCTTTGGCGGAAAAGATTTCTCAAGGAATGCAGGAGTACGGCAGAACACCTTTGTCGGATGCTCTTCTTCGCTCTGCGATTGTTGCCCGTCAACTAAGGAAGTAGGTTTTTGAATGGCTGTCGCTAAAGACAACCAGCAGTTGCTGGAGTCGCTCCGCCGTGTCGGAGACACCAGCAGAGGTGTAGCACAGAACTCTAGGTACACGCCGCCAGCAGGCGCACGAATGAGTTTAGGTGTCAATGATGAGCGGTTGCGGGCACTTCGTGCCGCACCGCAGTTGAAAGACCAGATAGATGCCATTGCGGCGGGAAAACCACAACCGTCTGGTGCGGCGGGCACAATTGGGAAACTGATTCTTGATAACCCTGTGTCGAAGGTTGCTTTGAATGCTTTGTCGGTTGTGGATACACCTAGGCGTGCAGTTATTTCTGGTGTTCGTGAACTGGTTGATTTGGTTGATGGCGACAGCGCAACGAAAGGTTCTTTTGCTGATTGGTACAAGCAGACCGCAGACCCGACGTATGGGTTTGGTACGGCTTTCCCGATGGACGGCTGGGGTGGTCGCATCTTGGGTTTCGTTGGTGATGTTGCTCTTGACCCATTGACTTATGCAACGCTTGGTTCTTGGGTTCCAGCCAAGTCTGTAATTAAGTCTGGTGTTTATGCTGGTCAAACTTTGCGTTCGACATTGGGTGTGAGAACTTTGGCTGGTGCTGAAGGTCGTTTTGCTTTGGCGAGATTGTCGAAGACGATGGGCGCTAGTGATGAAGCGGTGAAGCAGATTGCCGCAAGGGGTGCTATTGCTGTGCCTGCCGAGATTGCTGACAACATTGGTTTGCGTAAGGCTGGCATCTACTATTTTGGAACCCGTGTTCGGGTTCCGCTTTCTGCTCCAGTAGCAAATCTTGTTCAACGTGGTTTGGTTAGGACTAGGTTGGGTTTCTTTGGTTGGGAGGCTGGAGAAAAGATTGGTCGCCAGTTTGCTCTTCGTGGAACGAATCCTTCGGCGGACACATCGCTTCAAAGGTTCCGTCTTGCCACAGGTAAAACTACTGCACAGGAGGCTGGCGCTTTTATCGGTGAGTTCGCCGCACAAGATGTTGCTCGTGCAACTAAAAGGTTTGCAATTGACACAGCAGTCAAGTACAGCCGTCAGTTGATGGATGACCCTGATGTTCAAAATGTTTCCACTTCTGTTTATAGGCTGCTTGATACGCCGCAGGAGAAGTGGGCTGAACTTGGCATCAGTCCAACTGCCACAGAGTTAAAGGCTTACGACAAAATAAGACCAGTCTTTGAGCGCATGCACGCTGATGTAGAAGCCGCTTTCGCCAATGCTGGTGTTCCTATTTCGTTTGGAAAGATTTCGGATTACCTTCCGCACATGGCCACCGATGATGCTTTGAAGATGATGGATGATGAAGCGTCTGCTTACGCTAAGCAAATCCGCCAGTACCTAACAGTAAACCAAACGGACAATGTTGGTTCGTTCCGTTCAAGAACACTCAGGAAGGGTAGCGACTGGTTTTCTCAGGACGGCAAGTATCCGGCACTGACTCAAGCCGACATTGATGGTGGCGTGCAGAGATTAAACCAGTTGTTCCGTGAACGAACTGGTTTGGATTTTGATTTTTACGAAACAGACATTAAGAAAATCCTGAATCGTTACTCCAACTATTACGGTCAACAGATTGGTTCTGCTGCATACATGAAGGAACTGTTTGGTAGTGACAACCTAAGGTTTGCCAAAGAGATTGCCGAGTTCTCCGAGGACTATTACGACATTGTCAACCAAAGTGTCAAGACGGCAACAAACGCTCATAGCGAATCCTTGAAGGGTGCATACGAGGATGTTGACGTTATTCTGCAGAATGTAATCGAGGCAAGCGATGTGCTGACTAGAAAAACGGCGACAAGAACTAGACCAGTTGGCGAACTGGCTCAGGTTGTTGCTGATGCTAAAGCAACCCTGAAAGAGATTCCTACAGAAGAGAAGGCGCTTGCTCGTCTTGTGTCTGCAAAGTCTAGGTTGCAGGAACGAATGAACAAGTTGAGTGCAAGTTGGAGAAACTTCGAGAATCAGTTTGCAGAAGAGTCTGACATTCTTGACATGATGCGACAAGAGCACAATGCTCTGGTCGCACAGCACGAAAAGGTAATGTCTACCCTTAACGACTTGATTCGCAACGACCAGTTCAGGACTCTTCGCATAGATGAAGTTGCGGACACAATGCAGTCTTTGAAGAATGAAATCTCCAACCTGAATCTTGAGATTCGTCAACATGGCAGCAAGTGGGAAACCATGCTGGAGAAACAGCAGACACTTCTCGGTGACTTTGATAAGTATTACGAGGACCCGTGGGCCGGTCTTGGTGACAGCCCCGCCGACCGTGTTCTTGGTTTGGTTCGCTTCAGCGGTCGAGGTAAACAATACGACAGCATTCTCGGCAAACTGGATGACAAGACATTGTTCTCTGATTGGAGTGGACAGAACACGACTGACGCTGTGCGTGAACTGCGTTTACGGATTGACCCCAACGCTGAGTTTTCTGCCGCACAATTGAAGAAGATGACCGCCGCTGATGTGCGTGAAATAATTTCTTCTGGGTTCACTTCTGCCGCAGACACAACCAGATTGCGTATGGCTGCCGCTTGGCTTGTCGCCAGAGACATTCACATTAATGGCGGTCTTGTTCCCACTGACGAAATTTATTTCGGCAGGCTCAAGAAAATGGAGGGACTGATTGCCCGTGCAATCGAAGTGGACAGATTGGTTCGCTCTGACGCCACTGGCGAAAAGTTTGTTGCAGGATTCAAGAATGTGGTTGAGATTGAATCCCAGATAGCCGACTTGGATGCTAGGTCTTCTGCGATTGTGCAGGAGATGTATCGCCTTGAGGATAAAACTTCGGCGCTCATGGACATTCTTTATAAAGAAGAAGACAAACTTTTGGTTTGGGCTAAGACGGAAAGAGAGATTGAGGTTCTTAGGAAAGAACTGAACACCGTCAATGATGAGTTGCGTGTTGCAGAAAACAATAGGCAGAAAATCATTAAAAAGTATCAGCCAGAACAAATTGAGGCTTTTAATACGCTTTCGGGAAACAATTTCCGTCAACTCACCGAGGAGTTGTCGGAAAGTATTTCTGAATACTATTTCCACTCTCAGGTCAGATACATGTTTTCTGGAATGACAGAAGAGGCTGCGTCTCTCGGGCTGGTTCCGACCGAGCGGATGTACAACGCTTTGGTTGCGAGAATAACTGAGTACGATTTGGAACTTGCTGGAGCGGTAAGCCAGAAGGTTAAGGCGACTCAGGATTTGTTTGCTTCACTGCGTGAGGCAAACAGGTCGTATACGGGCACAGATGCTGGCATCTACCTGTTGAACAACTTGATTGATTTGTTCAAGAATCCCGAGAGGGCGGCTGATGCGGCGTTGATGCGTGAGATGTTCCCCGAGGTTGAAGCGGTTGTTGCTCGCAGAATGGATTCTTTCCGCAGCGGTAGGGCTTACTTTAGAATTACCGAGGGTGATGCGATTGCCCGCTCCATTGACGAGACAATGAAGAGGCTGGGTGTTGCTCAGGTTCCCGGCACGTATCTTGTGCCCGCACCTCAGACGGGTAGGAAGATTACTAGGCAGGCTCGAATTGCCCGCATGACGGATGAACAGATTGCCGCAGAAGCGGAGGAGTTCCGCAACCTACGCATTGTTGATTCAGCAGAGTTGCAGGAATCTTCGAAAGGTTTGGAAACCCGTTTCAAGTCTGTTAAGCAAAACCTGCAGAGATTGCTGTCTGAAAGAGACAGGATTCAAACTCGTTTGATGAATCACGAAAACGCTGTTGCAACAATACAAAATGTTCCAGTTGAAAGTTCTCGTAATGCATTGATAGAAAAACTTACGAAGAGCGGAAAACTTCTTGATGAACAAACAGTCAAGGACCTTAAGGATGGTATTCGTTCTATCAGTGAAATAGAACTCAGGCATTCGCAGGCTCTTTCAACCGTGTCAAAGCATAGCAAGTGGGCGAATGGAGCAACGAAGCGTTTGACTGGCAAGAGTGGTAAGCGTTCTGGTGCAAAGATTATGAATGCGATGATGGCGCAGGGCGATTCCTTTGGAATCGGCCCACGCCTAAGTGCTGCAATCGGAAAAGAAACTGGTGGTAGCCCGCTTGCCGTTGAGTCGTTCTTTGCTGATTTGATTGGTGGTGTTAAGCCAGACTACAGAATCATGCCACGAAACGCTATGTCCCGTCATGGCAAACTTGTTCGTGTGATTCCAATGAGGGAAGATTTTGTCAACATCTATCAGCGTGCCGACAATCGTTTGGTTGACTCGGCTGGACAGTTTGTTAATGATGGCGGTAATCGAGTTGACATTCAGTTCCGTGAGTTGGACATCGACGGAAACATTGCGGCTGAAACAGGTAAGCCCGTAATGAAGGGCGCAAAGTCCACGAGGCCAACGATTCTCGTTAAGGCTGAAGATTCAGAGTTGGGCAAGATAAGGTCGAGGGCTGCGTCTCGCTACGGAAAACTTCGTTCCCTTTCAGTAGATGCCGAGTTAATGCCGACCGAAAGTTTGAAGATGGGGACAAGAAACCCTGACGGCTCTACGAGTTGGTTGTTTACCGAGGGTCTGGTTGGTCGTGGAGCGTATGCTCACCAGTTGGAGTTGGCTCTTGATGTGCTCGACGACAAGCAAAAAGTTGTTGACAGGTTGACCAAAGAAGTTTCTGACTTGGAGAAGAAGGCAGCAACCAAGACTCGTCAGATAGACCGTGCACAGCCGAGCGAGGCTCGGCGTACAGTTGCTCGTCGCAGAATCGACAAGGCCCGTAGATTGTCTGCGAAGTTGGATGCGCTGACCCAAGGACCGGGTCAGTTGCGGGCACAAGAAAGGCGTTCGTTTAATGACTTCTTGAAGAAGTTGGCGTTGTTGGACGAGAACTCTATTGAGAACTTTTCTTGGAACATTTCTGCGGACGAGTTCCCTGTTGGTTCGGCTGGTCGCACATCGGTTGACGAGGAGTACGCAAGGATTCTTGAGCGCAACATTGAGAAGTTGCGTCAAGTGGTTGGAAGGTTTGAGCGTGGCATCATGGCGGAGATGCGTATGCCTGCATCTGCGAATCCGCAGATGCGTCAGTTGAACGCCATGTTGTTTGATTTGGAGCAGACAAGGCAGCGTATTGCTGATGCAGCGGCTACTGGCTTGAGGCCAGAGGATTTTGCTTTCACAAGGGCAGAGTTTATGTCGTTGTGGTCAGAGATTACACCAGAGCAGGCTGGCGTATTGCGACGAGAGTTTGCTCAGTTGAGTAGTGAGTTGAATGCTCGTGTTGGTCAGCAGTCCTCGCCTGTGTATGCAAGGTTTGCTCCAGAAAAAATTGCAGAAAACACTGCACGAATTGAACAGGTGATGTTGAGGATGCGTGAGGTTGGTGTCTTGTTGGACCAAGTTGCTTCTCAAGATGTTGCCCTGCGTAAAGCAAAGTTTCTATTTGACAAGTTTGATGATGTCGAATACCAGAGAATTAATGGTATTGCCCAGAAGATGAGGACAAGAAACTCGACTGGTATTCGTGGTGGTGTTGGTGTTGAAGTTCGTTTTGGCGGCCCAAAGACTGCTGCGGCACGGCAGGTTGCAATGGATGCCGGTTCGGCAACTGGCGATGTTGATGAGGTTCTGGCTGTTCTCGGTGGACAGATTGCCGCTAAAGAAAAAGAAATGGCCACCTTGCGCAGGGGCACTGGTCAGTATCTTGCGGTTAAGAATGACATTGAGCGTTTGCGTCAACAGTTCCATCAAGTTTCTCGTGCTAAAAATAATTCTCGTTTTGAGACAACTGTTGTTCAGCAAAAGGATGTTGTTTCTTGGGACAAGCGTAAGCAGTTGGGTGCGTTGAATCTTTATCTTGCTGATGCCCCTGCGGCATCGGACGCCGCCGTAAGGCAGCGCCGTGCCAACCTTAACAAGGTTTTCAATGAGTCCCCAGAGGGGCAGCATTTGATTGAAGTCAGCAATGTCCAAAAGGAAATTGTTGATGCACGCATGGAGCGTGACTCGATTTATCAAACCAAAGAAAATCTCATGGCCGCTAGGCGTGAGATACAAGCAATCATTGCTGAGAAGCGCAGGGAGATTGCCGAGTTGCGTATCGATAGAACCATCGATGACGCTAACGAAATTCTTTCTGCTGCCCAGAAACAAACCAAGACACGCCTAGGGAAGGTGTCGAAGCAGGAGCCGCTGAAGACGGGTCGGCAAGCACAGAAGGCTTTGGAGCGTGACATCAATAGGGAGCGTGGCGGACGCAGGTTCTTTGAGTTGGATGAAGAATTGTTTGGCTCTCTACAGGCGAAGAATGCTGGAGAGTTGACGGAGAAACAGTCGCAGCGAAGGGACATGTTGGAGAGGTTGTATGCGTTGGACCTTGAGCATCTTGCTTTGTTGGATGAGCGCAAGGCAACTCTTGATGCTGTGAACGATTTGGTCAAGGTTGGTGATGAAGGTGCACGTGCGCTTGGTTTGCCGTTGCCGAGTCAGATTCTTCGCAACCTTGAACTTGGTAAAGAGTTGCGTAAGTCTCAGGCTAAGGCAACCAATCCAATGGTCAAAGAAATCTTGAAGAAAGAAAAGAAGGTTGCTGCTTTGACGAAGAGCAAGGATGCTGTCGAACGCAAGATTGATGATGAGTTTGTTGGTTTGAACGACGCAGTCAAGACGGCTCAAGCCGCCTATGACTTTGCGCGCACATCGAGAAAGCCCGCCGAGGAAACTCTTCGTGTCGCTCAACAGCAGTACGACATCGTCAAGCAGTTGAATTCTGACGCCAGAAAACTTCGTTCTTCTATCAGCGCAAAAACTGATTCTTGGTATGAAGAGTTTGATGAGTTCATGCTTGATGTCGAGCAGATGATGCCGATGCTGAAGGGAACCGATTTAGAGAAGCCTATTCGCGATGTGCACGCATCGTTCCTTGCACAGAAGGCAATCGTGTTGCAGGAGAAGTTTGGCAAGTCTATTGCCGAACAGGAGAAACGTGTTCTCGATGGCATCAAGGGTTTGGTTTCAACAGACCCTGCTCAAGCAGCATTGACCGCATCTCTTGCTGGTCCCTATGGCATGCCGAATGCTATTAACTTTACAACTATTTTTGATGAAGGGTTTGTGCAGTTGAGTGAATACTTCCCGAACATTGGTGTTCGGAAAGAGTTGGCTGAGATTGTTCAGAACGTGCATCGAGCACAGGACCCTGCCGTCACTAGGGAACTTGCCAAGTTCTTGACCAAGTACACGCAATTCTTCAAGGGGTACGCAACTCTCAGCCCCGGGTTCCATGTTCGCAACGGCTTGACAAACGGCTTCATGTTATTTGCTGCTGGTGGTAGACCACAGTTTTTGGCGGAGGCTTTGCAGTGGTCGAAGTCTTGGACCGCTGCTTCTGGTCGTGGTGTGACGTTTGCCGAGTGGATAAAGACGGTTCCACAAGCAAACCGTCAGGTTGTTTATGATGCGATGATGGCTACAGCCGCATCTGGTGGTGGTCTTGTTGATGATGCTCTTCGTGAAGGAACATTGTTTGGAACAAAAACAAGCCGCAAGTTGGGTCAATGGCTTGAACAGCATTCACGGTTCATGTTGGCTTACGATGGTATTCGTAGCGGCATGGACATGCAGGCTTCCGCTGCTCGTGTCCGCAGGTTCTTGGTTGACTACGAGAATGTGTCGAATGCAGACTTGTTGATGCGTCAGATTATTCCGTTCTGGATGTGGACCAGCAGAAACGTGCCCATGCATTTGATGAACATCTGGATGAACCCGAGGGCATACCAAATCTATGGTGCAATTAAACGGAACTTGGAAGACAAGGAAGACAATCGACCTGTTCCGCTGTGGATGCGCGAGATGGGTGCGTTCAAGTTGCCATTCGGAAAAAATCTGTATGCTTCGCCTGACCTTGGTTTCAACAGATTGAATCAGGACATTGAGCAGTTGCGTGACCCTGCTCGTTTTGCGTCGAACCTGAACCCGCTTATTCGTTTGCCTATCGAGTTGATGGGTGGACGGCAGTTGTATTCTGGAAGACCGTTTGATGAGCAGCCTGTCGAGGTTCAGGGTGGTGCATCATCGGTGATTCAGCCGCTGCTGCAGGCGTTGGGTTACGGTGAGACTGGTCCTACTGGCAAAAAGTTTGTGGACGACAAGGCGTATTATGCGTTGCGCAGTTTGATTCCGACGCTCTCGCAAGCGGAGCGTCTCATTCCATCGACCCCTGCCTATCAGGAGCGTGGTATAGCGAACCCGCTGCTCGGCTACTTGGGTGCGCCTGTGCGTCAGGTCACCCAGCAGATGAGCGAGAGTGAGGTTAAGAGGATGCAGGCACAACTCAGGGAACTTGCTGAGCGTGGCAAAACATTGAGGGGGGGAGAGGGATGAAGCACCGTCGACAGTACACGGGTAACGCCGACGGCGTAGCCAAGGGGTTGCGTCCCGGCATGAAGGTGTGGATTCAGGAAGTGATTGACCTTAGCGATGGGGTGTTGTGGAACAACGGTGCGTTTGCTGTCAGGGAGATGCGCTCGAAGTCTTCACTGAGTGTGCACGCCACGGGTCGTGCGGTTGACCTGAGTTACCGTGGGAAGAAGGGTGGCCGTAAGAAAGCGGTGGATGTTATGAGGTTGCTGGTCCGTTACGCAGACGAAGTCGGCCTAGAAGCCATCTTGGATTATTTCCCGAAACCACATGGTCGGGGCTACCGCTGCGACCGTGCAGGTTGGTCTCGTTACCGTCGCCCGACAATCTCGGGTGCGCCGGGTGGGGACTGGATACATTGTGAAGTGTCCCCTGAGTTTGCTGACAGTCCAAAGAGGGTGCGTCAGGGGTTTGCGAAAATTCGTGCTGACATTCTTCAAGGTCAATCTCAGGCTGGTCCAACAACACAATCTTGAGCACCATCCCTAACGGGATGTGCACGGGACCACTGGTTATCTTTAGGTCTGGTACTTCGTCTGGCATGTACGACGACACCAGCGTCAGGTAGCCCTGTAGGCAGTCGGGCCACAGGAAGCCTACGGTGACTACGGTTGTGCGTGCAGGCTCATACTTCTCTACTTCAGTCCATCCGTTCTCCCCGTCAAATGCATCAATCCAATGCACAGCGACGAGTGCCCACGGGCATTTGATTAGTTCAGTCTTCATAAGGGTCAATGCCTTCTTCCGACAGGTGGACTTCGATTGTTTTGATGATTGAGGACATGAACACGCTTATCTTGAAGGCTGCTTCAATGTCACCTTTCAAACTTTTTTGCCATGCTTGACACATTTCGATGGCTGATTGGTTGTCGGCGGTCAGCACGATGCTGATGCCGTTGTCCATGTTGCGTTCAATCTGTTCGGCTTTGTCGTTCATGGATTCAATCTGTTCGTGCGGAACGATTTCGTAAATCCACTGGTCGTCTACCCCTGAGTGTTCTCCGTTATCGCCGCTCATGTTTGGCTCCGTTCTCAACATGAATGTATCTGGTCGGAATCCCATTTTCGGAAATACCTTTGCCGATTGACACCCTGCCGTATCGCTCAGCAAGTATCGCAGCCACTTCCGCAGGAGAGACCGCAACATCAAAGCCCACCGTTATCTGCCAAGTCTTCAAGTCCAATCCTCTCTCTCACGATGGGGTTCTCTAGGAGAATCAACTTTAGCCGATTCATCGCCGCATTTGTAAGCCTCCAAGCATGAGGCTTGGATACGCCAAGGCGCTGCCCCAGTTCTTCAAACGAAATCATTTCACTGTTGATTGCATCAATGATGAACCTGTCCTCATCAGACAGTTGTTCGATGCATGACGCCACCGCTTCTCGCAGTGGCTGTAGTTCTTGCACAGACTCGACTGCATCTTCTCCGATTCCAGCCATCATCAACGCTTCGATGGGTGTCTCGGGTCGGCGGTGACCACGCATCGATGCGATGTGCATCGGACTAAGGGAAGAATCTTTATTGGTCATCGGCATCAAACGCTGGCTCGATGAGCAACGCCATGACTTCATCTGGCAACAGCAGGTATCCTCTCGCAGGATTCGTTGACGAACCTGCAAACACTTTGAGA